CCTGTTTGTAAATTAATCAATCCGAACCAATCTGATCGTGAGCGATCGAGGTGTTTTGTGGGTTAGAAAAGGAACGGGGGGTCGGTGGTGTTCTCTGACGCACAAAAAACCGCCCACCCTTCGCCAAATTGCATTTGTAACAGGCACTTAATAAATTTTGGTCATCATCTAAACCGCCTAGGCGTCTTGGAATCACATGATCAACCGTGTCTGCTTCTTGCCCACAATATTGGCAGATGTATCCATCTCGCCTAAGTATCCGCTCTCTAATAGAACGCCATTGCCTAGTCGATCCAGTAGATCTTAGAGCTGACTTACTCATTAATACCAACCCTTAATCTTATGATGTGCTAGAGCATTACAAGGATTACTATAACGCTTTTGTATGTATTTGAGTTGCCAATCAATTTGTTTAAACCCATCAACTGTTGCTAACCATTTAGATCTACCTTGAGGAATACCATGATGACTACCATTCTTAGCCTTTGGATTCCATCTAGATTCTTTAAAATTTAACTCATCTAAACAATAGAATTGATCTAAGTTATTAAGCTGTATGAATGCATATTGTCTGTAATGATTGGTCTTATTAACAGCTACGGAATCGTCTTTTAAAAGGCTTATGTTCAAGACTATGAACAGAGGTATCACCAAACCAAACCTTGCGATCTTTCTGCTTCGCAGATCGCCCTTTCGCTCTGAAAGCGAATTTGCGTTTAAGGGTAGCATACGCTTCCAAATCGTTCGGCATAACCGCAGGTCAGACGGCGTGGCGTTCATATAGACATCCATCCTATGTATTGTGCATCCGGATTATTTAACAGCCATTGCTTGCGCAATTCATTCTGATAAGCCCAATTAATTTGATGCGTCATTTCGTCATGATTAGCGCACATGTATGGCACTCCTTATCTGCAAACATCCAAGACCCACACTTAGTGCATCGCATTACAGGCTCTTGAGTGTCAGTTGATTCTGCTAGGTTTTTTGTTCCCACAGCGCAACACTTGAGGCATTGAAATACTCTAAAACCATCAGCTTCTGGGTATCCATCAAGCCATTCAAACTCAGTATTGGCTGAACAGAAATTACATCTAAAATTAACCATCTTTTCCAGCCCATCCCGTTCCCTTAAAGATCGTAGGCACAGCTGTATAGACACGCCTTAAAGGTGCATTGCATACTTGACAATGAGGGATTTTATGATCCATTGGTAAATCCAATACAATCACTAACCCCTCACCATCGCACATGTAATCGTAATTAGGCATGATACGGAATTCGGTTTATTGCGTGGCAGGAATAGCATCGAAGCAGATCGCCCTCATGAAGTAATCTGTCATCGTTGCATAGATCGCAAGTCACGACTGATGGCTCTACTTTTACTCCGTCATCCGTAAAGGTGGCAGTTAAGCCAGAGCCGTCAATTATTTGTAATTCACCCATTTATTCACCTCCTTTAAAATACCATTTTCCATTAGCGGTAAGTGTTGCCCAATTAGGTGGACATTCTTTTGCTTTACAAACATATCCATAGTAAGGCTTGCCTCCTTTAGAGATTCCTTCTTTCAAGATATGACCATGCTGGCATGCAGGTGGTTCATTAGGTATTGATGATCCAATCTGATCTACAACATCACCAACAGACCAAGCAACAGGCTCAGGCTCTTTCTTATCAGCTGCAAAACTATCCCTTAAGATCGTTTCGATTTGTGCTGACTTGCTTCCGGGTTTGCCATACATATTTTGCCGGCTTTCTAGCTTCTCCTTAAATGACGGATTGCTTTCAACCTTTCGCATGTCATCCTTAGTAGCAGTTTTGTCAGATCCTTTGAGTAGAATAATTGCTCTACCTAATGCGCTTGTCGCAGTATCCTCAACATAAAACTTTTTCATGTTAGGAATATAAGTTTCCCTAGATCCAAAGGCTATGTTTGAAACGCATGGTTGCTCATCCTTGCTATCTCGCCAAAGAGTTGCTTGCACCAAGATATAACCTTTTTCACCATCATGACTTATGACTGATATATCTGATCGACCGGATGGGAAGTTACTTATGAACCATTTGTTCAAAGTAGCCACATCCTCGTAATCCTCAAGATTAAATGCCATTAGAGATCATCTCCTTTTTTGAAGTCGCTGTCGATTTCGGCATCATAAACTGTTTTGTAAATACCGATGTATGCTGCAATGTCCACAAGACTGTCATGATGCCCCGGACTTTCCTGCAAACGACTAATTTTTTGCAAGATGTTAAAGATACAGATGTCATGAGGCATGACTGGGTACTCGAGATACGAACTGACCAGCTTTGAGATTCGCTCCATGTTGTAGTAAGGATGCCCATATACGACACCTCTTGACTGGATAGTTGTGATGGCTTCATCAAAGAGTTGCTCAGTTTTTGTCATAATCAAAGACTTCATCTGACTGCTGTTTGATCGTAATCATTCTGCGGTGCATATCCCAACCCGTTGCACGACCACGCCAATAGCCCCGATTGTAGATTTCGGTTTGCCATAAACTGACTGCATAGGCTAATAAGCCGGTTGCTATCATGAACCATAAAATGGTGATTCCGTTGATTTTCATTTTGTTGCCCACTCCCTTATTTGTTTAGGCATCGCAACCGGATTTCGGTCATCGATTACTGTATATCTTGCTCCTGACGGATGAATTGATGGTGCGGTTGCAACATAACCCTTCCATTTAATATCAATTCCATCAACTAATTTCCCCTTAAATACATCAGATTTTGCAGCTGTGTAATAAAGGTGTAAGCCATCACCCGTTTGAACTGTGTAAGTTGGTTCAAACTCTGGTAATAATTCGCCACCATTGCGGTAATCAATATCAAACACGACTAAGCCTGATTGATAACAGGCAATTCCGATGTTGATATTGTCATCATAATCAAACCAAAAGTTGATAAGTTTTTGGTCGGTTGTAGCTGATAAGTAAGCCCTTTGAGCCAAGTCAAAGTGCGGATCTTTTTTGCGTGGTAATAGTGGCAAAATAGCCCATCCACGCTGTGCATAATCTAAGGCTGAGCCCCGATTACTTGTATCTAGTAACATGTCGCTCCCTACATATCCACAGTATCTCTGTGAATACATAAAGTATGACTTAAATCAAGGACGCTTAGTTATTTTCTTTCGGAGTGTTGTATAACGATTAGATAACGCTAATATCCTCAAAATCATCGATATGGTCATCAATCGTGCGTTCGTGATAATCGGTTTCACGCCCCATAAGACTTTCCAAGAGCTGTGAAACTGCCGTCTTTGTTAATAGGAATCATCTGCACGCTCATATTTTTGCCATCCCATTCCATCAAAACTATGCCCATTTGCCAGTTAGCCAAGCCTTTAGTATAGGAGGCTTTTGCCCTGTTCATGAGGTTGCCTGTTTCAACCCCGTAAAGGGGTCTGTAAGCCCCGTAGAGCCCCTCTGAGTAGGCAGACATACCTAGCCTATGGGTATGACCACAAACCACGCTCTTTCCTGCCTTTTTGGCAAGATTCAAGGCAGTCTGTCCAGCGTTGGGGTTCATGTTGCCTTCATCGCCATGAGCCAAGATCCAGCCCTTTTCAAATTCATAGAATGTTTTATGAAAAGTAATGCCCATAGAATCAAAATCCATAAACTTGGAATACTGCAATTCGGGAAGTGAGATCATTCCCGGAACTTTTAATAAAGTGTTATATAAGCGATCAGTATGATTACTGCGGATGATATGAGCTTCTCTGCTGTGCTCTGTGAGAGCCCAAAGGATTTCTTGAGTAGCTGTGCGGTCATCATCCAAAGTTTGTTGATAAGCCAAAGGTGTTTTTTCAGCCCATCGGCTAATTGTTTGAAAATCGATTTCATCGCCAACGCAAAGGACACTATCAAACCTCTCTCGCTTGGCTAACTTAATTACATTCTTGACTGCTACTTCATGGTGGTATGGAATTTGTAAATCCGAAATTACCAAGTATCGCTTAATCGTCATCCTCATCGTCAGTTGGATCTATGGAAGGAATAATCCCGCCATCGCCTACGACCCAATCAGGAAAAGTCTTATGTTCAGTCATAAGCCAGAAAGCATGTTCAGGCGTAAATCCTGCTTTTCTAGCTGCTTTGTAACATTCATGCAAAGCCAAGTAATGCTGATCGATTTTTGATAATGGTTCAGGAGTTTGGCGAACGACTCGACGATTGATCTTTTTGCGTTTGATAGGTTTTCGTGTGTTCGCCATAATTAAAATTATCGCTTACTAATTAAAACAAACAGATCATCGACACGCTGTTCAAGTCTTGTAATTTGATCCTTGATTGAACTTCCAGAATTGGGTTTCAATTCTTGTAAGTAGGATTTAATAACCCAGCGCAGACCCAGTAACAAACTTGTAGATACGGCGGATACGCCAACGGCTATACCAACCCATTCGTTGGCTGTCATTTCGCATTAAGTCCATAATCGGCTTCTCCGCCTGACTTTGGATCAAGTGCTTTAGCAATAGGTGCAACCAATGCACCAGCAAGAATTGCAAACTCTGGTCTAATGTCAGCAACAATTGCCAATAAGACAGTTATACCGGAAGCAGCCACAGCTCTTAAATATGACTTAATTGCTGCCTTGTGTTTATTTGATAGTTTCATGCGTTGCCTCCTAGTAGTGGGATATGAAAGAACTCGGAATTCTTATCTTGATCTTTCTTGAAACTTACATGGACATGATGGTTATGAGGATTGCCCTTATATTTACGCCAACGCCATCCAAGTAAAGGTGATGCAATTTTTGACTGATGAATTACATAACTGATGCGACCATTGGTTTTCCCGTATGATCGAATTTGATCTGCCAAATATGCTGAAAGCCCTTTGTCGTCAGAAAGCCGAGCGTCAATATCAATTGCTCGCACGCATCCATTTGTATCTGGGTTGTGATCGCTTTTTCGTGTGCTATGTCTAGCATCACCAATCCACCCATCAGATTTGCGCAAACGCTCTGGGAAGGAATCATCGATCTGCTCACGCAACTGCACAGCTGCTTTAGACAACCAAGGCTTCATTACATTAAGCGGATGGTTTGCCTAGAGTTAAACCCTCTGGGATTGGTTGGCTGTATTCCCATTTGGCTAAGTATTGAATACCATCGCCATCATCTTGAATTCTTATAGATCCCTCAGAAAATTCATTATTAGTAATTTCAGGATAAGTTTCTTTAATTAGTGTATATAAATCCATATTATGCTCCTAAATAAGTTACTTGAAGGAAATTATATTCAGGTGGCACTCCATTACCAATGGCATTTAATGACACTCCTGAATCTTGATAAACCTCTACCTGTAAATAATCTGTTGCAACTAAATCCATAACAACCGATTGTCCAAAACCGATAGAATTACCTGAAACTGCGCTTAATCTCCAAGCACCAACAGATGAGCCATTTTTAACTAAACCAACAAATCTATCACCTGTTGAATTACCTTGAAAGTGACCTTTCATTGTAACCATATACTTTCCATTTTTACCACTTGGAATAGTCATTCTTGAAGTATTGGTTGAAGTAGAATGGAAAGCATCTGTATCAAAATTTTCAGAATTGAAATTCAATACTGTCCAAGTTGCGTTGCTAATACTTTGATTAGCATTGTTGTATGCACTTGCTCCAACAAAAGATGCAGCAGCTGAGGCAGCACCCCATTCAGGAGCGGTTGCGCCAGAATTGACTTTAAGAACTTGTCCTGCTGTTCCAATTGCTAATCTTGCTGGTGTGTCATTTGCTGTTGCATAAATTAAATCGCCAGCAGCATCAACTAAAGATTTTGGAATTGCAGCATTTGCTAAATCATAAGCAGATTTAACTGAGTTTGGTGTTGATGCTTTTGTTGTGGAAGTTGATGAAGTGCTATCCTCTAATTGAACTGCGCCTTTTTGTGCAGTAGTTCCATCTTGAATTCCAACTGTAACAGATCCTGATGAACCACCGCCTGTTAATGGTGTTGATGCAACAACTTCTGTAATATCACCAACATCATTTGTTACCCAAACAAAATCCATGTCGGCGTTTGAATTTTTTGCCAATATCTGACCAGTTGTGCCACCTTCAAGATCTTGCATAGATGTATCAATGGCTTGACCAAGTGTGCGGATAGCAGCTGCGCCATCCTTAACCAGATCTGTATCGTCTGGTGTTTCCCATCCAAAATTCGTTGTGTTTGCCATATTAGGCTACTGCTCCAATCGCATTTTCCCATGTAAGTGTACCACTTAGAGTGTTCCAAGCCTCTGAGGCTGATACTTGTTCCCATTTAACTGCTACTGTCGAGAATTCGATCGGGCTCAGATTTATGGTTAAAAATAATTCGTTGAACCTAGTGCTCCAACGCCAGCCCTCCACATAACCCTCAAATTGTCCTGTTGGGGCTATCTGAATTGGCAAGTCTGTTATTCGCATTGGCTGACCAATAAAAATCCCAAGTAAAGCATCTCGGTCAGTATCATCAATGGCTGAGTTAGTCAATGGAAATGTAATGCTGTCAAACAAAGCTCTAGGAAAAGATCTAAGAAAAATGTATCGATTAGCCACATCTTGAGCATCGGTGGCATCATGCAGGACTGTGTTAATGGTTTCCCCTCGGTAGCCAAAAGTTTCAATACTGTCTAAATCTATGGTGCTAACTTGTGAACCAAAATTGTTACCATAATTAAGAATAATGTCATTGCGAACATCTGCGCCTCTAGTCAAAACTTTTAATCCTGCTCCGAAGGCTGTGTTTGCTGAAATCTCGGTATAACCATTGTTGGCAAGGTAATTCTGTCGGTGTAAGGCATCGGCATATCCAATTCGACCTTCGCTATCCTCATACAAAACACCAAATGCGCTATCAGCAATAAGGGTTGCGATGTTATAGACAGTATCTGGGTTAGCCCCTCGATTTGTTATCTCATAAACTCCAGGACGATCTATATCACCAAGTCCTAAATTTCCAGCATTTGCCCAAGTAGTTGTTGAATCATAACCTGACCAAGTTTCGGATGCTGGCAATTCATTCCAGTTATTCAAAAATAAATCAGCAAGTAATTCATACATTTGATCGCCGTCATCATCTCGAGCCAATGTTCCTTCATAGATAACTTTTGGCAACTTAGCCAATGAACCTAAAGCAATAATGGTATAACTGAAGGTTTCGGCAATGCTGCTTGCTGATGCAACTTCGGTTGTAATGTCTGTAATGTTTCCACCAAATAAAGTTCTAAAAGCATTAGTGCTGTCTTTGACTTGTAAGGCTATTCCATCATTGATTTGGAAATTGTAATTTTCATTGTTCAAAGCCACCAATGTGATTTGGATATAAGATGGGGTTGGTTGTGCATAAATATCCTCACGACCTGCCTGATGGGCTATTTCAGAAATTGCAACATCGGTGTACTCAACACCATTAATGCTTAACTTATATTCAGGCGTAAAGACTGACATTATCTCGCTCTAGTTATGCCGCTATTGTAAAGCTGAGGAACTGATCTGGATGAACTTTGATTTATTACCTTTGCAACTGCTCTGGCAGCACCCTCAGAATCTACGGCTTGAACTGTAATGTTATTGACAGTAGTGCCAGCCCTTGCAGCACCTGCTGCTAATTGAGCAGCTGTGGCAGGTTGAGCATTAGACACAGCAGAAGCAGCTTGACCAAATGGAGTGCCAACAGATGTTGCTGCTCCTATTGTGCTTATATTTGGCAAAACAGGAATTGCGTTATAAGCGTTAATTAATCTATTAATTCCTGAAATAGCATTATCAACAGCTGTTTGAATTGCAGATATAACTTTGCCAATGATATCGGTAATACCACCTGCAATAACTCCAATGGTCTTTAACGCTGCACCTAAGCCAGTTACTAAAATTGGAATAATGACATCAGTTACAAATCGACCGAACGCATCAAATGCTTCTTGGTTATCTTTAATGGCTTGCTTAATTGGATCGAAGTATGCAGCAAATTCTTGTAATTTAGGTACAACCTGATTGACAATTAAGTTTACGAATCTTTCAATAAATGGAAGCAATCGATATCCAATTTCCTCTTTGGCTTCCTCAAATGCTTGTTTCAATCGATCAATTCTGCCTTGGAATGTTTCAGCGTTTGCAGCAGCTGCGCCACCATAAAGGTTAGTTAATGCCTTGGTTGTTTCCGTAAAATCCATAGCCTTTAAATCGGCTTGACTTAAACCTATTCCTAATCTGGCAAGTCTTGTGTCTTGTCCTTCATAGGCTTTTGATAGAGCTTCAACTACTGTTCCAAGTTCTTTGCCAGTTCCCTTTGATACATCAATTGCAAGGGTAAGTAATTTTTGAGATTGAGTTACATCTTTGGTTGAAACAGACAACCTCTGAAATGATGCTCGCAACTCATTGTCGGTTATGCCGGTTGCTAATTGTGTTTGCCGTATATAGTCCTCAGTTGCCTCAATTTGAGCATTTGTAGCCCCTGTGGCGGTCTTTAAGGCAGCAGCCAACCTCAACTGTGCTTGTTCATCCTCTATCGCTGATTTGACCCCATCAACGGCTAGTTTGCCGGCATAGGCAGCAGCAGCAGCAGCAGCGACCGCAAAAGCAGCAGCGACCTTTTTGCCAAACTCTCCAACCTTCTGACCAAAGCCTTGGATTTCATTATCAGCTTTTGCTAAACCTTTTTGCAGGTTATCAATATCGGCAACAATTGAAAGGGTTAAAGCTCTACTACTATTAGCTGCCACTTGACCATTCCTTTACAATCGATGTAATTATTTCATCAAATTCTTTAATAATTTCTGGCTGTGAAGCTCTGATTGCTGGATAAATAAACCAGCCTCTTGAACCCGGGCCTTTAGGCATCGGCCCTGACCATCTTGGCATGTTTGGAAATCTTTTGCTTCCAAACTCATAACCTCCACCAATACCCGGTCTATTTCCCGGTGGATCATTTCTAGTGTTAAATTGTGTTGTTGCACCACCTGAAAATTTCTGTGATGCAAAACCAAATTTTAGTTCACCTTGTAATGATGATTTTTTAACTTGACCGCCATCGGCAATTCTTTGAGCTACTTTACCTCTGCCAGCAGCAATTGCTCTAATGGCAGATAACTGTTTGCCAACTAACTCTTGAATTTTTCTTTTAGCATCATCTTTGGCAGTATCATCCATCTTGCGAAAAACTCTTGATATTTGATTTAACTCACGCTTAGAAAAGAAAATCGAAGGCTCGGTGCTAACTGCCATTTCTTTTCTCCAATATCTCGATCGCTGTTAAAATGTCCTCTGCTTCAACCCATTCGCTCATTGGTATGTGAGTTGCAATTGCCAACTCCACCAATAATCTGTTTAGGCTTCCTGCTTTGTGGCTTTTGGGTCTGCATCACCAACGATGACATCCGCTACTGTTTCCATCCAAATATCCATTGGTTTGATGGGCTTATCTCCTGCAAGTTCACGCTTATGTGCATGATAAGCAAGAAACATAAGATCCCAAATACCCAACTTCTCGGATGCCTGACCAATAGTGTTTCCTGTCTGCTTTTCCCACTTCGCCCACTCAGGTGGTTGGGCAATGTAAGTTGCTTGCTCACCTGAGTTATATTCAATTGTAATTGGTAACTTCATTTGTTTGCTCCCGTTTTATTTTTTAACTAAAGGTTTCGGTTACTGCGCCCTTAGATACTGTGAATGTGAATGATACTGTCTGAGCATCAACACCTGAACCACCGGCAGTTGGAAACTCCGGCTTTACTGGGAACACGAATTGTGCTCCTGATGCAGCTGTAAGTGTCATGCTGATGTCTGTATCTGGTGCTGACTCAGCAGCTGTCCATAGAGCCTCGCAAACTGAGTTTGCCTTGCCCCAATCAGCCAACATGTCCAATTGGAATGTTCCTGAAATGTTTGTGGTCTTGTAAGCCTCGCCTTCCATGGTCTGATAAACCT